CTGTTGATCTCTTGATCCTGTACCTAATCCAACATTGATAGTTATATTACAACGATCTTTCCATTCCATAGGATTCATAGGTACAAAATTATTTCTAATTTTTACTATGCGTTCTTTATCTTGGTACTTAACTATAAGTTCAAATATTTTTTTGAACATATCTTTCACACCTGTTTCTGCAAATACTCTAGCAATAAGTTCCATTCTCATTTGAGATTGAGATAGTATTGTATTAATACCTGATGCAGTTTTATTCAAAGTA